TGATAGAGCAACTGATTTTAATGACACTTTATCTAAACAAAACAAATAGTTACCATAATTGGGCGCTAGTAATATGGCGCCCAATTTTTATACAGAGGGAAAATGATTGAAAGATTAAAAGCTATATTTGCGGGTTTAGAAAGTGCATATGGTGCCACTAAAATTACGAATGAAATAAGACATGATGGTAAAAATGAAGTCAAGTCTTTTACAGTAAAAAGACCTGTTACTAGAGAACTATGGGAAGACCATTTAAAAGGAACTGAACCTGCGTTAGGTATTGTTCCAATAAATGAAAATAATGAATGTAAATGGGGTTGTATTGATATTGATACTTATCCTTTTGATCATAAAAAATTAATTCAAAAAATTAAAAAAAATAATTATCCATTAATAGTATTTAGATCTAAGTCTGGTGGAGCACATGTATTTTTATTTACAGATGTTTTTGTACCTGCATCTTTGATGAGAAGAAAATTACAATTAATGGCATCTAATTTAGGATATGCAAAAGCAGAGATATTTCCAAAACAATCTACTATAAAAGCTGAAAGAGGAGACATAGGAAATTTTTTAAATATGCCATATCATGGCGGTGATAGAACTGTTAGGTATGCCATAGGTGATGATGGTAATTCACTTACAATAGAAAATTTTGTTAAACAATATGATGAGTATGTTCAAACGGAAGAACAACTTAAAAATTTTTTAGTTGAAAAAATAGATTCAAAGAAAAAAGTAAAAGAACATTTTCCTGATGGACCACCATGTTTAAATAAAATTATAAATAATGGTCCTATCGTAGAAGGAAATGGTGAAATCGCAGCATCTGGGCGTGATAATGGTTTATTTAATATAGGTGTTTATTTAAGAAAGTCGGACCCTACAAATTGGAAAGATAAATTAGAAGATTATAATAATGAAAAATATATTAAACCTCCATTAAAATCCACTGACATAACAAGAATAGTGGGTCAATTAGATAAAAAAGATTATGATTTTAGATGTAAAGAAAAACCTATTTGTAATTTTTGTGATGAAAAGGTATGTTATGCAAAACCTTTTGGTAAAGGTGAAGAAGTTAGAATGCCAGCAATTACAACTATTAGAAAATATGCATCAGAACCTCCTATATTTTTTGTAACGGTAGATGAACAAACTATAGAAGTTGATGCACCAACACTTCACGATCCTGAGAAGTTTAGTGTTGTTTGTATGACTGAATTAGGAACACCTCTTCTTCCTGTTGCAAAATTAATATGGAGAAAGATGTTGGCTAAACTAATGAAAAGTATGGAACCAATTGAAGCTCCTGATGATACTAGATTAGACGTACAACTTAAAGATTTATTAACTGAATTTATAAGCCGTGATGGTAAAAGTATTGAAGATATATTGAAAAGAAAACCTTTTACAGAAAAAGGAATTAGTCATTTTAAGTTTAAAGATTTTTGGGGATTTTTAATTAGAAGCAAAACATGGCCAGATAAAACATACACTAAAAATAAAACAATAAGATTATTGGAAGATTTATTTTCAGGAAAAGAAAAAGTAGTAAAAATAAATGACAAGAGTGTAAAAGTTTGGACAGTAGAAAAAATAGATGTTGAAAAATTTACGCCTAAAAGATTAGAAAAACAACCGGCACCATTTGAATGAGAACAGTAATAGCAGGACCACCAGGGACAGGTAAAACACATACTTTAGTGAATACATATTTAAGAAAAGAATTGTTTTTACACAGAACTGATCCTAAAAAAATTTGTTACATTACTTTTAGTAATGCAGCAGCAAAAGAAGCAAGAGAGAGAATTCAAAAAGAATATCCTAATAAAGAAATTGAATGGATATCTACGATGCATTCTATGGGAACTAAAATGTTAGGTATTGATACTACGACTCAATTATTAAAAGATAAAAACTGGAATGCTTTTAAAAATAAATATGGTCATAATGATATGCATTTTGAAACTATAGAGAGAGAAAATGGTTATCATGAATATAAAAATCAGTACATGAAAATAATAGAATACTCTAGATGTCGTAAAATAAAACTACAAGACGCAGCAATAGAATTGGATTTAATAGATTATATTAGTGAACCTTTACTAATTCAAATTAATCAAGATATCATAGACTATAAAAAAGATTATAACATGTATGAATTTTCAGACATGATTTCAGAATTTGTTGAGAAAAGCAAGTGTCCCTCCCTCGACGCAGTTTTTCTCGATGAAGCCCAAGATCTGAATCCTTTGCAATGGAAAATGTTTTTTTACATAGAGTCAATATGTAAAAGATCATACGTTGCAGGGGATGACGATCAGGCTATTTATGCGTTTCAAGGAGCAGATCCAAAAACTTTTATTGATTTAGTAGGCACGCCAGATCATCAAACTCAATCGAGAAGAGTGCCAAGAGCTATACACAAAGTTGCATTATCTATTTTAGAAAATATAGATGAGAGAAGAGAAAAAGAATGGCAACCCAGAGAAGCAGATGGAGCGGTGTTTGAAAATTTAGAACTAGAAGATTTACATTTAGATTCTGGACAATGGATGGTGTTAACTAGGACTAATGAACAATTAAAAAAATTAGTACCTTTTTTTCAAGAGTCTGGATATAGATTTGATTGTAAATTTAATGATTTGTTACCTCCTGAAATTATAAAAGCAATTAATGATTGGAATAGACTAAATAAAGGAGCAAGTATATCTGGAGAAGAAGCTCAGAACATATACGAGTTTTTAAAATATGAAAATGGAGATGTTCAATATGGATTTTCTGGAGGTAAATCTTTAGAAAATGTAGACTCTGTAACAATAGATGAATTAAAATTAAACCATGGGCTAAAAGTATCTGGTGGTTGGGATGTATTAAAATTTAAAGATTATCAAAAAGATTATATCAAGGAGCTAATGACGAGCGGCGAGGATCTAAGTAAACCTGCTAGGATAAAATTATCAACAATACATTCTGTTAAAGGTGAAGAATCAGAGAATGTAGTTTTGTTTACAGATTTAGAAAGAATTATTTACGAAGCTGCACAAGTAAATAAAGACACTGAACATAGATTATTTTTTGTTGGTGTGACACGTGCAAAAGAAAACTTATTCATAATGAATCAAGGTTATGAATATCAATATAATATAGGAGAAGAAATAATATGACACACAAAGATATATTTGAGGAATCATTTCCTCAATACACCCAGGTAGGTGGGAATCACTACACTAAGTTTCCCATTCAACCTTACGAATTCATTTCTAAAAATGATCTTTCGTTTTTTCAAGGCAACGTTATAAAATATGTTTGCAGATATCAGCGAAAAGGTGGTGTAGAAGATTTAAAAAAAATTGTTCACTATTGCCAATTAGAAATGCTTAAGATAAAAGATACAAAAAAGAAATAGCATGGAAAAACAAAAGAAAAAACAAGCAAAGTCATCTGGCAGGAAATGGGATGGTAGGTCTAGAATATCGAATGACACCTATCGTAAACGTTGGAATGAAATCTTTGGTAAAAGAAAAGAGGAAGATGGCAGCCAGAGCGAGGATAAATAAAGATTTTGTAATTGCAAAAAAATATAAATTTCGTTTAGAAATTTATTTGGCTTTAGAAGGTCATGAAGATATTTGTTGGGAAATATTTCCTCAAGATTATAATTCTTGTTTATATGCTTTTTCTAATAAAAAAAAGTTAGATAGTGTGGTTAAAAAGAAATACATCTATGAAAACAAGGTAAAATAAAATATGTTTCAAGCGCAAACAGAGTGGACTTGTCCAGATACTTTTCCAGACTTGTCAAAATATGATTATGTTGCGATTGACTTAGAAACTAAAGATCCAAACTTGAAATCAAAAGGATCTGGTGCAGTCATTGGTGATGGTGAAATAATAGGTATAGCTTTTGCTGTAGAAGGTTGGTCTGCATATTATCCAATAGGTCATAGAGAGGGTAACTTAGATAAAAGAATTGTTTTAGACTACGTAAAAGATGTTTGTAAGGCATCAAATACAAAAATATTTCATAATGCAATGTATGATGTATGTTGGCTAAAAGCATATAATATTCCAATCAATGGTTTTATTGTAGATACTATGGTGATGTCATCTTTGATTGATGAAAATAGATTATCATATGCTTTAAATAGTATTGCATATGAATATCTTAGAGAAGTAAAAGATGAAAAAGGATTAAAAGAAGCCGCTGAAGCTGCAGGTGTAGATGCAAAGTCTGAAATGTATAAACTACCTGCTATGTACGTGGGTGCATACGCTGAAAAAGATGCTGAATTAACATTACAACTATTCAAAATTTTATCTGTAGAAATACAGAAACAAAATTTAAGTGAAATATTTGACCTGGAGACACAACTATTTCCTTGTCTTATAGATATGAAATTTAAAGGTGTTAGAGTAGACGTAGAAGGTGCACAAACATTAAAACGAAACATGTTAAAAGAAGAAGAGGCACTACTATTAGAAGTAAAAAAGCAAACAGGAGTTGATACACAGATATGGGCAGCAAGGTCCATTGCGAAAGTTTTCGACAAACTCGGTTTACAATACGAAAGAACACAGAAAACACAAGCACCCTCCTTTACTAAAAATTTTCTATCTGAACATAAACATCCTTTAGTTCAAAAAATTGCAAAAGCAAGAGAAATAAATAAGGCTCATACAACTTTTATAGATACAATATTAAAACATGAACATAGAGGACGTATTCATGCAGATATTAATCCAATTAGATCAGATCAAGGTGGTACAGTAACTGGTAGGTTTAGTTATTCAAATCCTAATTTACAGCAAATACCTGCTAGAAATAAAGATTTAGGTCCTAAGATAAGATCATTGTTTTTACCAGAGGAAAATCATACTTGGGGTTGTTTTGACTATTCACAACAAGAACCCAGATTAGTTGTGCATTACGCAGCTACAACTGATCCTATTATGTATGATCAATCTGTAACTAATATAGTAAATAAATTTAAAAGTGATTCTGTAGACTTCCACCAAACTGTAGCT